GAACGAGGTTAAGTTTACCCCGAAATCGGGAGCATGTCTCAAAGATCCTAGCTGGGTACATAATACGTTTTTGATCATATTATGAACGATACTCGGGCCCGCGATAGAATCTTGGTCGTTGATAAAATCTTTGTTAAATTGGTAAGTTTTTCGTCTGGCATCATACTCTTCGAAAATGGAGCGATCGCTCAAAATTCGAATATCTCGAACCGTTAAACAACTTTGGGGTATCTGAGGTTTGTAGAGACCCTCATCCATCGCGTTTACGCGAGAATTTAATGTGTTAAAAGTGTTATTAATATTATCTAAAGCATTATGATTCATTTATTGCTCCTACGAATCGTTAACCTTGGTAACCACCAGCGGCTTTATTACCATTCAATGTAATAGCTCTGTTAGGATCGGTATCTCCAATATTCATATTGACTTCCGTTACCGATTGAGCTACGCCAGATACCATTCCGGAAACTCCAGAAATTACCGTTTTATCCATCATAGACGAAATCTTCACGGCTTCCGCGACAGCGGATTCTTTGACAATTCGTAATTCTTCAGATTTTCGGTTAACTATATTAGTACTAGAATTTACCATTGGAGAAACCGGAGAACCCAAAGCATTTATAGCTTCCTGCACCGTCATTTCCCCTTTCATAATTTTGTCGTTGTAGTAACTAAAGCTTTTATGATTGTGATATTCATTATAGAATCTATCATACATTGGACCTAAAGGGTTACCTTTATTATCCAACATTTGAACTTCCCCTACGGTAACACCACTGCTATCCGGTTTGGTTAAAGCGCTGTTAGTCATCGACATCAATGGAGAATTTAAAACTCCACCGGCAATCGAACTCGCGCCAGCCGCCGCGGTAGCGGAGTAACTAGAAGAATTCGAAGTGTTGTTAGCGTTGGAATCTGTGCTAATTCCGCTTTCAATCAAAGACTCGATATATTGCCCAGCGCTCTTACCATCTGTGTTACCTAAAGCTAAACTAATCAATCCACCAGAAGCTTCATCCAATAAGTTGACCCCGAAAGAAGTCAAACTATCCGATTTCTTCGCCGCGGAATAAGCATCATAAGCTAACAATCCCCAACCGATAATAGGGAAGGCCTTGCTAGCTACTTTACCTAATGCGCCACTTACCGCTTTGGCGATCCCTTTAGATCCGGTTTTCTCTAAAGAAGGAATGATTTTCTTTTTAACACTTTCAATCGCTTCCTTACCTTTTTGTAACCAACCTTTCTCATTACCTTTGGATTTCGCGGCTTTTTGAACTTGCGATTTAGCATTATTGGAAGCTTGCTTGCCAGATTTCCCGGTCTTAGCATCCGCTTTAGCTTTCGGTTCCGGGGCTTTCCCGGTTTTGGATTTTGGCTTAACCGCAGATTGGACTTTTGCTTTGATTTTGCGCCACGCATCACCTAGCATATCTCCAAGTTTTGCGAGACCTTTCAGAGCAAATTTCGCGATTTTAGATCCCACTTTGAAGATCATCCCGCCGATAAATTTGACCGCTTTGAAAGCCATCTTCCCAACAGCAACCCCAACTTTGGCTACTTTTTTGATTAACCAACCCGCAATCTTAAACGGGATTTTACCAATCCAACCTACTACTTTGAGAACTTTCCCTACAACCGTAGAAATTAAGCCGCCTACTACCCCAGAGATCATAGAGGTGATGCCACCTAAGATCATCGGTAGTAAATTCTTGAGGTTAAGCATATTGCTCATCAAACCCTGCAACATATCAAAACCGGATTTGGCTTTGTCTTTGACGGTAGAGATTGCATTTTTGGTAGCTTGCAAACCTCCAACTAATTTGGATTTCGCTTTACCTACAATTCCGCGCTTTTTGATGCTGGTATCTTGCTCATCAATTAAATCTTCTTGCATACGCTTGATAGATTTAGCGATACGCTCTAAAGTATCAGTTCTGCGGGCATAAAGTTTGATGAATTGTTTTGAGAGGATTTTATCTTGGTGAGAACCTTTAGAACTTCCAGATTTGAGCTCGTCAACGACCTTCGCGGCATCCTTTTCTTCGTACTTTTCCAAGTATGCTTGAAGCTCCGTAAGAGTTTTGTTAATCTCTTTCGGGGAACTTTTCGAAGTGATTTTGCCTTTAAAGGTGTCTAATTTTTGAGCCATTGTTGGAGTTTCGGTTACCGAGAATTTGATGTTTAATTTACATTAATATTTAATAAAACAAAACTCCGCGATTGCGGAGTTTTGTAGTGTTTGAAGAAATTTGCGATCATCGCGCAATTCGCGTTACGCGATGAAGTTCCCGGTACGGGTGTTATATTGCAATGGCTTGTCTAAGTCCGCATCGCCTACCACAAAATCGGTATAAGCGAACGTCACTGTTGTACGAGTAATAGTATCTTGCTGATCATCGCCTAGTGAAATCTCTGCAATTTCCTGTGGAAATACCCCGTGGAAAGTATAACGCACGGTTTCGTTCATGGCCGAATCTAATTGGCTTACAGCCATGTTTGTCATGACTTCGATGGGCATCCCAGAGTGCATGTTATCTTGAAAATGATCGATTGAACGAGCCCATTCGAGTAACGCTCTGCGCAGATTATGCTCTTCGGTGTTATAGAACTCTACAGTCCAGGTATTCGGAAATGCCGTATCTCCGGGCAATACTAACTTACGCCCTTGGTTAAAAGTCTCGATCATCCCAATAGACTTGCTTGGAAAGCTAGACGCAATCGCCAAAGTATCAAAAGTTTGAATGTCTGCAGTTTTCGGCACAGCATTCGGAATATTGAAGTGTACGCGATATTTGTTGGCGCGAGCTCCTGGACCGAGAGCCTGTTTCAATTCTAAAATTTTACCCATTGTGGTTATCCTTTAATTTGCAAATTAAGATAATTGTATTATGAGTATTTATAATAGAATTGAAACTTCGATTTCTTGCAAATCTACGCTTTAGCGTTATTGTAAAGAGCTTTGCGTAATTCCTCTAATTCTTCTACTTTGCGTTCTGCTTGTTTTAGTAAATCTAATACTGCTTCTTTCATATATTACTCCTTTTAATTGTGTTTAATATATCTAAACTCTCACTAACCCGCCAATACCTCAATCTTCGGTAAACCTTCCGGAATGTTGATTCTCTCAATATACAAAGCATTCGCTTTCGCGAAATCTTGTACAGCTTTGTTTTCTACCAGGAATCTCATATCAGTAAACACGATCAACTTAGAGGTCTCCAAAGCTTTCTGGGCTTTTTCAATGGCTTGTTTAGCGTAATAATCTTGACCAAATTTAACTTTGTTGGATTCTGCTACGTGTACTAGCGCTTCACGCATCGTCATACTCTCTAATTGATAACCTTGTACTACACAACTTGGAAACTTATAACTAGTTCGCTTTAGCGAATCAATCATGTGACCTGGAATACCCGCCTCATCAAACGCTTCTCGAAGAGGATCCGCGAAGCGGACAATTTCGATTTCCGGGTTTTTAGTCTTCATTAAGTTAGCCCATACATCTTTGCCAACTCCATGATCTCCGGATAGTACGATGATTTTACGCTCATCCAAACTTAACTGATTTAAACGAACTTTGAGCTCCCAAGATTCCTTGATGATCGTAGGTAGGTCGTTCATTTTGCTAGCTGGTAAGTAAATTTTGTTCATATTAAACCCCCAATTATCCGCTAAACACCAAAGCGATTGAAAATATGTTCGCGACAATGCACCCAGCTTCTAATACAACGAAACATTTCGAGCCAAGCAGACCAGCAATAAATCGCCATTGCCGCTAAAGCGAAAGCTTTCGAATCAATGGCAGAAACCCAAGATCCCACTTGCACTTTAATTTCAAAGTTGAACGCTAGGAAAATAATGGCTACGATGATAGTATCCACCGCTACTGTAAAAGCGAATTTACCAGTACTTACTTTCAGTAACCAATCTTTATGTTTCTCGACTACTACCATATACTTCGGATCATTCAAAATTCCGCTTCCAGCGTAAAGTTGATAAGCTCGAATAGCATGCAACAATCCGTACATTACCAAAGTGATTAAAGTATGCGAGATAATCCAGAATGGCATGTGTTTCAAACCAATATCGGTAAATGTTCTAACGATTAGACTACCTACAGTACCCGCTAAAATTGAAACGATCGCGATAGCTAGCGGAATTAGAAGGAATTTTAGTGCTTTTGCCACACCCGGTTTATAAGGTTCGATATCCGTTTCGATAATATCTCGGATGTCTTTTAACATTTCCATTATTAAGCTCCTACAATTTAAGATTTGAATGTATTATAATATAACTAAAACATAA